AAAGCTCGTCAAATGAATACTGGAAAGAGTTGTCTGTGTCGTTGTAGTTTATGCCGCCTACGCCAACGCTTTCAACCTTTACGATGTGCACATCCTCTGAGCCTTCCTTTTGCCCGTAGAGAACCTGCCCGATTTTAATTCTTGTTGAGTCCATAGTTTATTTTTTTAGATTGTTATTATTTGAGGATGTGCCCTCGATATTATTTTTCTTTTCTGCAACTGTTATGGCCGCTTGTGTTTTTACGGCTTTCGCATCAGCCCTTCGTCTATCATCATCTTCCAGCCGCTTCTTTTCCTGCGGGTTGGCGAGTGAGTGTTCCTCAACTGCGGTGTCACGTGAAAGTACACCTGCGCGGTAGGATTCCGTTATTATCTGTGCTTCTTCTTGCAGGTTTTGCGGTATGCATGGCGTGAATTGATAGGAGAACCGCAACCCCATATATCCCGTAATGTCTTCCTCTATAATACCTACCGCCTCTGCGAATATGGAGAATAAGCGTTTCATCTGGTTATCTATTCTGGGATAGAAGTTTGTAGCCCATTGTATCTCGGGGAAGCATAACATTCTCAGGTATGCGCCGCTATCATTTTGCCCTTTCAAGTCCTCGTGGTGTATGAATACCGTTTTTGTGGAGTCAAGGAGTGTTCTCATGAGTTTGTTGAATGCGGCTTCCAGCATACTGGATGCGTTTGGCGGTTCCAATATCTTGGCATCCCCATGCTCGCTTTCCGAGGCGAATACGCGCCCCTGGAAGTCCGTTGATGGCAACGCTATGGCACCACCCTTCAGAAATATATACGGGTTGAAGAAAAACCTGCCGCTTTCCAACAAATCGGAAACAAGTAAGTCCAGTTTGTCACATACATCTTGTGCGATACCCCACGGTACGTCTTTTTCCCGAAAATAAACAAATGGAGCCTTTGAGAACCCATGTTGTGTGAATGACACCAATGTATACCCGTCTTCCGATTTTTCTCCCGCTGTTGCACCGAAGGATTTCTTCAACTCATCATCAGACGCCTTAACCCATAATTCCACCACCTTGCTTTTATACAGTTCAACCGCATCATGCCCGTCAATCTGGAATATCCTGACACCAACAGGGCTTCGCTTCCCCTCGATATACTCGAAAACCTCATTTACGCAGTCTCCGTTTTCATATCCGAACACCTTGTAGTGTATCCCATCATCGTCTTTATATATTGCGATTGCGGAATCCCCTGTTCCGAAAAGGTGGTATCCCATTTGAGAAAGACACGCCGTCATGTTTGTCGAGTTCCACCACGCTTTGAAATTTGCCATTTTGTCGGAGTTCTCATCCCCAGACTCATTTCCGAACCACAGGGGATTACCGAAGCAATAAGCAGTCTTGTTGTCGCGGATAGATGACTGTATCGGCAATCCGATACGTTCCACGTCCTCGTAGCCCTTGAACACGTACTCCCCGGTTGATTCCACATACCGATATTTTGGTCGTAGTGACCTTACGTTTGTGGAAAATACCTCATGGGCCATTGGGGATAGCTCCTGCATAAAAGAAGTCTGGTCAAGAAGCAGTTTCTTGGACGTGTTTAGTCTCATGGGGGTTTGCGGAATAAACGCGTCCGTGACTGTGGTCGGATGCCTTTCAGAACCCTTGGTGTATATGTTCCTCGACCATGACGGCTTCTTTGTGTAATCTGCAATTTTCATTATTTTACCGTATTTTTAGCAAAATTAAGTCAAAAAATGGTAAAAAATCCACAAAAATAATAAAAATATGCACATTAATCAAAATCCCACACCAGTCGATAGTCCATTCTACCATAGATGCGCGGCTTTTCTTTTCTTGGTCTTGCGTCAAGGTCGAAATCCATGCGATATGACATGGCATCTACGTAGTCCGGGGATAGCTTATATGACACCTTGAACTCATCCTTGTTGCGGTAGTATATCTTTCCGTTCCTATCAACCCTTCTAAACACGTTTCGTTCCTCAATAAGTATGTCAAGCAACGTGGTCATGGTTCTTTTCGGCCCGTGTGGGAATTGGGTGAATTTGTCTATCTTGCATGATATTTCTCCCTTTATAATGGCGGCCTCCAATTTACCAAGCAGCTGGCTTCTCCTGGTATAGTATGCCTCCATTACGGATTGATTACCTGCCTCATCGTATTCCACTATCGGTCTGGTATTTGAAATTATAGGTCTACCCTGTTTGAACTTTCTCATAAAAAACCCAGACCCAGATGCGTCAAATGAGAAATTGTATACGGGCACGTTATACTTATGGAGCATAATATTAGACCACTGCTCTATTTCGTCAGGCTCTCTCCTGTCCGATGTTTCAATGGCGATTATCGTATGTCCCTCCCATATCATCATGACGCATACGTCACCACCAGCCGCAACGTCCATTGAGGCGAACCGCTCCGTTGAGCCGTCTGTCGGGTTGGCGAATATATCGGCTATTGCCTGTTGACTGATACGCACATCCTCTTTTTCGATTGGCCCGAAATACACGTATTTGATTTTCATGCGTTCTGTATATCCCACGTTATATAGGTTGGCGACACTCCCACCCTTTGTCTGGTGTACCAAAAGTCTATTATCAGCCCCCCACCCCGAGAATACGGTAAATGATTTTATAAGATCGGTAGCTTTTATCTTTGCCTTTTTCTCCTCTTCCGTTGGGTCAATATTGCATCTTCGTATAAGTTCCTCTTTTGTATCAGCGAATTCCACGGATTCTACCGTATCTCCGGCAACGAAAAAATATCTTATCTTTCCAAGCATTTCAGGTATGAAATACCAGTCAGATCCTATGTAACCAGCCTGTTTCATAAACGATGTAGTCCAATGCTCATGAAGTGCGTTGAATGAACAGACCGTTGTCGGAGGAACCCCCGATGCGTCCCTGTTCCTTGAGAAAAAGTATGCGAACGTGCGAAACTCCTCGATTTCCGTTACCTCATCCCAATACGCATAGGCGCACTGGTTTTTCTTCGCATAGTCTTGGAACAACTTCCATTCGCTTTCATTTTTTGTATTGAAGTTCATGTGCATCATCTGTACCGAACTGTTCCACTGCGACCAAAATGCCGTTGGGTAATCTGTACCAGAAACCTCGCAACCGGCAAACCCGTCATACACTACCTTGAAGTCACGTAGCAACGATCCACCCTTTTTGCTGTCCTGCAAACGCTTTGAAATAAGTTTTGCCGTGTAGTTGTTTTTGTTAATTCCATTCAGGGCTTTGAGATACCCGGAAAAGGTGTTGTGGGTTACGATGTAATCATTGACAACAAACAACCTTTCCTTGCTGCTTACCGATATACATACACATTCTTCTACATCTTCGGTTTCTATAACGGCTTTGATTTTACGTTTCTTCCCCGTATATGACAGGTATGTAGGTAGGTATACGTGGGTTCCATCCTCGTGTATTGCGTACATCAAATCTTCCGTAGTAGCAAGAACCCATTCGTTATCAGCAAACACATACCATATGTGGTCTGCGCTTACCATGCAAGAACCGCCATCCTCCATCTCCACTCTATATATTCTAAGCATACCCTGCGGATATACGCCTGTCACCGATTGCTCATTACCCCAAACATCAACAAGTTTACTACCAACGTGAATATCTTTCATTTGTATCCACCCATCAGTTGCCAATACCAACTCGTTGATGCTCACCGCTTTCCCCATTGTCGCTTCCCCCGCAAGAAAAATAAGGTTACACTCACTGGCTATAACATTTTCCTGCAAGCCAAGTTGCGGACAGAGGTCTATGTCTTTGCGTATTTTGAAGTCATCGAATTTTGTCCAGCCCTCGTCTTCAACTGTCGCCAGTTTCCGTTGCACTTTTGGATAGGGTTCCGGGATGGGTATATCGGCATTTTTAAGAACTAACATATTTTGTGCATATATTTAACGGTACAAAGGTAGTAAAATTATAACAATAATGTTACTTTTGTTGAAAATGTTTGTATGACAACAATGGGAAATGACGAAAAGGACAAGTCGCAATACGGCAAATGCGCCTATTGCGGGAAGTCGATGCCATTCAGGTTGTTGAAATTGAACGGCACGGTAGATTACTCGTTACGTTGCAGGGATTGTAAGCACACCACGTTTTTTCACGTGGAGCATACGGAGGATGACCAAGTTCCCATTGTAAGGTAATTTATACCTATATATAAGCACCACACAGGAGCAATAAAAAGACTTATTAGGTCTATATGCGGCATAATGTCGGGTATAGACCTTTTTGTATATTAAATTATTTATTAACGAATTGTAGAAACACTATGAAATTCACAAAAGAACAGGCACTTGAAAGCATCAAGGCCAAATTTGTCGGTAAATCAGGGAAGACATCCCAAAAGGTTTCCGATATGACAATCTCCGATACAATAGAATCACTATTGGACATCGAAGGCGTAGTAACAGACGAAACCGAGCTTGGCGATTTTGTTGAAAAGGTAATGCCTTCCATTAAGGCGCTGAACAACAACATTATCAAGGAACAATCAGATTTCGTAAAGAACTACAAACCCGAACCACCCGCAACACCGAAGCCACCCACAAGTGAGCCTGCCGCCACAGAGGAACAAAAACCCGAGCAGGAAAAGACAGGCAATGAATCCCTAAAGAAGATTTTTCAGGAAATTTTTGACGCCAGGTTAAGCCCCGTCATTGAAGAACTGAATGAAATTAAGAAGGAGAGGGAAAAACAGGCAAGGGAAAAACAACTTTCGTCACTTACAGAATCACTGAAATTGACAAAAGATTGGAAGGCTGACTTTGACCTCGCCATGGAAGTGGCGACGTTGAAACTGGGTGAAAACGCATCTGCTGATGAAATTTTCGCAGAGGCGAAGTCCAGATTCAACAAGACGCTATCGGCAAAAGGTCAAACATATGCGCCGGCAGATGGAAGTGGCGGAGAGGGAGAGGGCAGTTCCCCATTAAAAGGATATATCGACAAGGTACAGGCAGAAAAGGCCACCAATGCTCAAAAGAGCGAGGGTCTTAAGAGTTTCCTCGGACTTGCAGATAGTCCTATTGGGAACAAAAAATAGAATACGGGAAGGTCTCGTGTTGCGGTGCGACTCCGCGTATCATTATTAATTAAATAATATTAAAAATGAGCCAAACTTTACAAATGATCAAGTGGTCAAAAACATATGGCGGTGCCCGCAATGTGTTTACCGGATCAGCTGGTGGAGTTACAAGTGGTCAGTATTTTGTGGATTTGACAACGTTGCCCGATGGTGATACCGGATGTATTCCTGCTGGAACTCCGATACTCATCAACGATGCAGCTCGTACCATAGCCATTCATTACGCATTTGAACTTTACGAAGCAAAAGCTACCGGAACCGGGGCCACTTTTGAGGCAAAGATTAAGAAGGGGTTTGAGGGGAGCCGCATACAAGCTGGGATGATTCTCGGAGTGGCTCCGACTACTTTGGCGAATCTTTCGGTGGCAACAACTTCGGTATATACCGTTAGCACTATTGACAGGACGAACGCCCTTTACGACTTGGTAACAGTAACCAATCCAAATGTTGGCGATACTTCTGCCACACTTGCCAAGGGAGCAGTATTTATCGAGATGTCCAAGGACACAGAAAACGCTAGTAACTATTACGCCACGGTGCTTCCGAACGGGTTTACCTTCTATGACGTGTCTAAACAAGATGATGCCGTACTTATGTATGGCGTTGACGGACTGTTCTGCCAAATGGATGGCGTGCTTCTTACAAATAGAATCCCTCCTATCGCAGATTCCATACGCGACTATATGCGTAGCAAGGATGTATATGTACGTTATTCAGTGTCTAAAGAATAAGGAGAATAAGTTATGAATAGAAATTATCAAAATTATAATTTATACGATCTCGCCTCGAATGTAGGTGATTTCAAGATGATCCTGGACACTGTAAACAACAAATACAACCAGGCACTGTGGAAACAATTCACAAACGTACTACCCGCATCAAATAGCCACAGATTTTCGGCTATTGTGGAAGAAACCAATATTGTCGTAAAGGCATCACCGCTCGGAGCAATGGGTAAAAAGCCCTTGCGTTCCTTTGAAGGCGGAGAGGCTTACGGGGATTCAATTCATAAAATAGGTCACGGGTTCAAACTGGATCAATCAGACCTGAACCACATCAAAGAGTTGAACCTTGTAAACTACGACCCCGGATATGAGACGGTTAAGAAATACATGGGACGTGCTGAAGCCATCGTTGGTGGTTTCCATACCGCGTGGAACTCATGGGTGTTTGAGGCCCTTTCCGATCAGCAAATCACACTTAAACCGCAGGGACACGCAACCGGCTACACCGTAGACCTTCGCACTCCCGCAGCCAACAAGCTCAAAGCATCCACGGCTGCATGGTTTACCGCAGGGTCGGATATTATCAAAGACCTGAAACGCATGAATGCCTTGGCCAATGATGACAGTGTCGGGATGCCATCAAACAGAGTATTCCTGTGCTCCAAAACACTGTACGACAAAATAACCGCCGATGCCGGTGTTATTGCCGCAATCAAGGCATACATGATATTGTCAAGTGATGACCTGCAATTAAATGACAGGTATATCAGACAGCAGTTGTCCGTGGCTTTTGACCTGCCGCCCATTGTGCCCATTGACGAGAAATCAAGGATTGAAATAGACGGTGTGCCCACCGTAGACAGTGCATCCTTTGACGTGAACAAGATTGTTCTTGTTCCTGTTTCGCAGCTCTTTGATATGCATAACAGCCCGTCAGACTATTCGCAGGACAGCAACCCGAACACTATCAAATCCGCCTTTGAGGGTGGGCTTATCGGTGCCATACAGCTGTATGAGTCCGATCCTTTCTCTGTAATAACCAACATGGAGTCATGGTCGTTTATCAGCTACAAGAATCCCAAGTGGGTTGTATCCCTTGATTCCAGTAACTTCTCCTGATAATAGTTAAAACTAACCGGTATGGCAACAATGACAATAGAACAGTACCTACAGGTATTACCTAATTTCACATTCCCTGCGGACTTTATAAAAAAGGCCATGGGGTTGAACGGCATACCGGAAGGTTCTGATGCGTTTCAAAACACGGAAGGATGGGAGAAGAAGCGTGATTTGGCGGAAGCCATGATGTGGGAATTCGCTTGTGGGCTTGTATCAAGCATATCAGGCGGGAAGAAGCAGATTGGCAACAGGGCTATAACATACGCTGCAATACAAGCAACATCCATAGACAGGGCAAATTGGACAGCACGTGCCAATGCGCTTAAGAAGAAATGGGGAGTTGCTGTAACCCCATCCGATGCAGG